CAACTGCTGTTGCAAAAAGAAGGTTTGTGTTTGGGCAAGGCGTTGATATTCCAGAAAACATTAATACATCTTATAGTGGAACATCTGTTTTTATTGATTATTCATTTGCAGACTACACCTCAAACTACTCATATCCAAAGGTAGGTTCGTGGAGTCAAGCCTTTAATGATAATACATCAATTGTAAATAAGTCTCTTTCTGTTTTATCTCACCCACTTCCAGAAACAGTCTTGTCATCAAAAACAGAAAAAGAACTTTTGTCAGATTGTGGTCTAGTTCAATCATCAGATACAAGAAACTTTTTTTCCTTTAGACCAAACACTTCTTGGAATAATGTTTCTGGTCATCTTTTCTTTAAAAATTTTGATTTTATAAAAACCCCAGTATCTGCTTTCTACGGTTGTTTTAGATTACCACAAACCTCAAGTTCAGCCCAAACACTTTTTAAAATAGAAAAAGAAAATACAAATAGTTATTTCAAGATACAACTTTTAAATAATCAAATATCTTATATTATTAATTATAACGGAATATCAGAAACCATCTATTCTCCTTTAGTTGCGGAGCCAGGAGAACTAGTAGACATAGGTTTAAACATTCCAGCATTTGTATCAAGATTTGGAAACCCAGCATCAGACTTTTTTGGATCTTTATCAGACCTAAGAATGTATGTTGGTGGAGACAAGAACGGTCTATCAACTTTTACTGGAAAAATATACAATGTAGGACTATGTACAGCATATAACTTTCAAAAAATTAGATCTTTGTTTAATGAGATAGGTGTTCCAGTATGGAATGAAGACTTGTTTGCTATTTACCAAAATAACCAGTTAATCAACATAGACGGAGGAATAGATACAACTTCTATGCCACCTTATGGAGGTACAACAGACACAGCAAATGGAGCACTTACTGGCGGTAGTGTGGTTGTTGCTGAAGAGGATTCCCTTTTAGACCATGTTGCAAGTTATACTCTTTTACCAGAGATAGTTTTTGATACATACAAACTTGCTGTATCTGCAAGCGCATATTGGGAAGATCAACTTCCACTAACATATTTTGCTGAATCCGTTCTTGATAAACGAGGGGACCAATATTTTGATCTTGACTTTATTCAGTTTAATATTGATTACCCAATACCATCAAAGACTGTAGCAATAGAAACAGATCCAGAGGCTTGGACATATGCAGAGTTATCAGATGAATACGGAACCCCAGTTCAAAGAACATACACATCACTAGACAATTACCTTTTTACTGGATACAATGATTACGATGATTTAAAAAATAAAATAGCAAAAGAATATAAATATGACACAGATGGATCAATTGTAAAAAGTTATGTAACTTTTCAATATACAGAATTGGGTGCAAACCAAACATACTATTATTTTACAAAAACAGAAAGACCTTCAAGAGATGGAGTATTAGTTCCTGGTTCAGACTGGATGACAACAAAATATGAAGTTGTAGATAATATGATTATATACCCACCAACTGGAGTAGACTTCAATGACTTGTCTATTGTTACACACATAGAAATGAATGTAAAAAATTCAGAAACAAACAATGTATTAATTAAAAAACTTTCTTATGCATCACAAGCATTTAATGAATCTGATGCTAGTCCAATTGGAACAAGGTTTGGAACATCTGTTTATCCATATACAAAGACTGGAATTTATTATAACTTTAAAAAGAATAATCCTTTTGCAATCTATACAGGATCATCTCCGTATCTTTATTTAACCAAAACAAGCGGAATTCAATTAAAAGGAAGGTATGATCCATTAGTTAATAGAGGTCTTATGATTCCTGTAAATGAAAGCAGAGCCGAAGGATTTAAGGCTATAGCAATGCAAATGGCCGTAAGGTTTGACGGAGACTATTTCCCATATGCACCAACACAGATATTTGAAATCCAAAGCAAAGATTCTTACATAAAATTTTACATGGTTGCTAATGATCCTTCTGGACGCAGAGCAAAAATTTACGCAATAGATGCAAATACTGGCCTAGTCCAAAACGGTATTGGATTTTATTGGAATGGAAAAATAGTAAAAGAGCCAGTAATAACTCTTCAAGAGTGGGGATTCCTTGGGATTAATTTTGCAAACAGTCTTAATTTTTCATTTTTTGAAGGGGCAGTAAGATTAACTGGACCACTACTATTTAACAGCCTTTCATACTATCAGTCTACTAATCTACAAGAAGTTCAGAACATAGCAGAAAGACCTTGGTTTAGAGTTAAGGTTTTGGGGTCTTCGCCCCTTGACTGGGAGTTCTGGGATAGTCCATCTTTTAACTGGAATAAGGTTCTTGTCTTATCAGAAACAAGTTATTATGGTGTAAACCCTTCAGATGTTTATAAGAGTTATACGGGCACAAACAAAATTATTGTAGATGATGATAGACCAGTTCGTTTTGAAGAGTATACATACACTATATTTACTGACGTAAAATGGAGTCAGTTCGTAGAGACCCCAGCCTAATATGGTATACTTGTAGTTATGGATTCCCTTATAGACCCAAAAACTGGTCAACCAATTGTAAAAAACGTTAGACGTCAGGTCATTGAAAAGAACTATGACTGGGGCCTTTATGTGTATAAGAAAGCAAATGGTAAATGGTTTACAGATGGAAACGGTTCTGTACTCAATATACCTTCAGATAAAAACGACTTTACTAGAATGGCAGAACTAAAAAAGACTGCAATGCATTACGGAGATCCAGGAGATGGTACATGCGTATTTGTTCCAGGGCTAACAAGAGTTTCAGAAGAAGAATATTCTGAGCAAGTTGATCGCATGAAGTCTGGACTTATACCAAACCTAAACGACCTTGGAGCAGTACAAGCAGCAAAAGATACAATTGCTAAGTATGGGGATGAGGAATAATCATGGAAGACAACGATTATGAGATTAGTGCAAGGATTGATGAATCAATAAAGAAAGATGATACTTTTTCAAAGTCAGATCCATTTAACGGAAATTGGGATTCATTAAAATCTCTTGACGGACTAGAAGCAAACTTTAAAAGACGCATAAGCAGATCTTCAACAAAGATGGTTGAACCAACAACTCAATACACAACTGCAGCACTTGCTGGAAAAAGCGGTATTGATGGAGCACAATCAAAAGAAATAAACCCAGGCCTAGTATATGTAAACGGCTATGGAATGTTCGACGTTATCACACCACCTTGGAACCTTTATGAATTAGCAAACTATTACGACACATCTTTTGCAAACCACGCAGCCATTGATGCTAAGGTAGAAAACATTGTTGGCTTAGGTTATGAGTTTAAGGTTTCTCAAAGAACAATGATGAGACTTGAAGCATCTGAAGATAATAGTGCAACACAGAAGGCAAGAAAAAGAATTGAACGAGCAAAGATTGAGATGCGTGATTGGCTAGAATCTCTTAATGACGACGACTCATTTACAGCAACAATGGAAAAGGTTTATACAGACCTTCAGTCTACTGGTAACGGTTATCTAGAAATTGGAAGAACTACTCGTGGAGAGATTGGGTATGTCGGACATATACCAGCAACAACAATGCGTGTTCGAAGAATTAAAGATGGCTATGTTCAGATCATTGGAAACAAGATTGTTTACTTCCGCAACTTTGGAGCAAAGAATCAGAACCCATTAACTACAGATGCTAGACCAAACGAAATTATTCACTTTAAACAATACTCACCATTAAACACATTTTACGGAGTGCCAGACATTATGTCGGCAATTAACTCATTGCATGGAGACTCACTTGCTTCACAATACAATATTGACTACTTTGCAAACAAAGCAGTTCCAAGATATGTTGTAACATTAAAGGGTGCAAAACTCTCTGGAGACGCAGAAGATAAGATGTTCCGATTCTTACAGACAAATCTCAGAGGGCAGTCACATAGAACCCTATATATTCCATTACCAGGAGATAGCGAAAACAATAAGGTAGAGTTTAAAATGGATCCCATTGAAGACGGGATACAAGATGGCTCCTTTAAAGAGTATCGTAAACAAAACCGTGATGACATTCTGGTAGCACATCAAGTTCCATTGTCTAAACTTGGAGGCGGAGATTCTGCATCAATCGCAGCAGCACTTGCACAGGATCGCACATTTAAGGAGCAGGTTGCAAGACCAGCACAAAGACAAATTGAAAAAATGATCAACAAGATTGTCCGTGAAAAAACCGATATTCTTGAGTTTGTTTTTAATGAATTAACCTTAACAGATGAAATTGCACAGTCTCAAATTCTTGAAAGATATGTTAAGAATCAAATTATGACTCCAAACGAGGCAAGAGTTCTTTTGGATATGCCACAAAGAGAAGGTGGCGACGAGGTCTTAGATCTTAAAGCAACCGCAGCAGCAGAAGCAACAACTACAAGAGCCAGAGACTCTGCAAGAACAAATAATAATTCAGACAGCACTTCAACAGTTGCTGGAAGAGCACCAAAGGGAGAGGGAAGAAAAACTCCTTAATGTCCTATATGTCCATATTGTGATATATGTGTAAAAGGGGGCTTATAATATGATAGTGAGTAATATATCCAAAGCCCATTGGAACTCTAATGGGGAAAATTTGCGTCTTTCAATGCCTTTTTCAAAGGTAGACAAAGAGCGAAGAACCGTATCTGGATTTGCATCTCTAGACAACATTGACAAGCAAGATGACATTGTTACAGCAGAAGCGTCAATGGATGCCTTTGCAAAATTCCGAGGAAATATTCGTGAGATGCACCAGCCATTAGCAGTTGGTAAAATGGTTGACTTTAAAGCAGAAAAATATTTTGATCCAGAATCAAAAAAGTTTTATAGCGGTGTTTTTGTATCTGCTTATGTTTCAAAGGGTGCACAAGATACTTGGGAAAAGGTCCTTGATGGAACTCTTTCTGGTTTTTCAATTGGTGGAAGAATGAATAAATGGGATGACGGGTTTGATGAAAAATCAGACAAGGCAATTAGAATTATTAAGCAATATGATTTGATAGAGTTGAGTCTTGTAGATTCACCAGCAAATCAGTTTGCAAATATTGTATCAGTTGAAAAGGTTGATGGAGTCGATGTGTTTAAAGCAGATGCCACCGTACTTGAAAATGTTTTTTATGATAGAGAGTCTGGTATAGTACAGATTTCAGAGAATGAGTCAGAAGTAAGTCCTACAACAGGCAATGCTATGGAAAATATAGGTTTCGTTGAAAAAACGGATAATGAAAAAACAACAATGATAAAATTCTTAGTTGATAGTGCTAAAGGCATTAATACTTCTAAGATTAACAAGGAGGTACAACCTATGACAAAATCAAAAACACAAGTTGAAAAAACAGATGTGCTTGAAGATGTTATGGTCGCTCCAGAGGCAGATGCATCAATTGCAGAAGTTATTGAAGAAGTTGCTAAGGCAGAAGAGGTTGAGACAACAGATGTTGTCAAGGCAGACGAAGTTGTAGCAGAAGAGATTGCTAAAGCAGAAGATGCTGAAGCAGTCGAAACAGTAACAGAAGCAGTTGTAGAAGTATCTAAGTCAGAAGAGGTAATTGCAGATGCAGTTACTGAAATGAAAAATACTCTAGAATCAGCCTTTAGCGATCTAGTGTCAACAGTAAAATCTTTGCAAGCAGAAGTAGAACTTCTTAAGTCTTCAAAGGTAGACGTTGATACAGTAAAGGATTCATTTACAGCAGTTGCAAAAGATATTGCAACAGTTTCAAGTGAATTTAATGAATTTGGAAAACGAGTAGACGCTGTGGAAGCAGACACCGCATTCCGAAAGTCTGGAGATATCGGCGATATCTTTCAGTCTCAACCTGAAATGGTTGAAAAATCCCTATGGGGCGGTAGTTTCCTCAAAACAGCCGATCTATTCAAATGAACAAATCACTAGGAGGTGACAATATGTCAG